CAATGATTTCTCCATTTTCTGCATCGATAACATATGCTGTTCTAGCACTAAGTACATCAGCTTTAGATCGAACACCAATGATTGCTTCTCCTCCTGGTTTCAAATGAGCAAAGATATCTTGTACAATGTAATCTCTTATGTCTTGCTCAACTACATTCAGAACAGCAGAACAAAAGATATAGTCATAGAGTTTATCAGGTAGAGAATTCAATCCGACATAAGTAATATCTTCTGAATCTTCGTGAGGGAATGGTTCATATGATTCTATGTTTGCATCAAACTCTTGACGGAGAAGAGCAGAACCTTTGCCGAGTCCTGCGGAGTAATCTAGTCCTTCGCCTTTTTGTTCTTCTGGAGTAAGAAGTTTATAAAACTTTAGATAGGTAGCTGTTGTAGATGTTCTTTGAGTCGGATGCCCTTTAGATGTATTGAAAGCAATTCCTTCTTTCTTTCTTATAGCATCAACTTGTGATTGAGTTTGTGATTGAGTATATTCATTTAAAAGTCTTTCAAAATAGTTTTCCATATCTCTCTTTCTTATCTAAACGATTAGCTTCAGATAACATCATCTGTTGCATATTTTTTCTGGCAGTTCCCATCTTATGAATAGTCTTACACTTAGGACAGATAGGTTCTTCGAATGCTGACCAGAGATGTTTACATTTTTTGTTTTCGCATATGAATCTCATAAGCTTCCTCTCTTTATTTATACTTTAGTCTTCTTCAAAGAAACCATCAGCATCATTGTCTTTATAGAATTGCCATCTAAGAGAATCGAATATCTTTTTCAAAGGATTCACGAAAGCCTTTTCAAACTGTAAAGGATAATCGATCACAAATTTATCTATAAGTTCAGGAGGAAGTTTATCAACGACACCAACAATATTACTTCCTAACCAGTTTGGAACTTTCAGATAGCAGAACTTGATCTTACTTCCGTTAGTAATGGTTTGATATTTATCCTGGAGGTTATAAGCTTTCAATGCTTTGTTGAATACCATTGAAGCTCGAACCTGGATTGGAATAGACTTGGATTGAAAGTTATACTTGTCCATTTTGTTTACTCCTCTAGGAGAAGCAACCATTTCAAAAGGAAGCTTGTAGAATTCTCTTCTAAAGCTTTCAGCAAAAGCAATGAGGGTTTCGTTGCTGTCAGTCTCAAAGATCAGTTCTAGGGCTTTCTTGAGCTTATCTCTGGCTACTTTTGGTGTAGAGCTACGTACAACTTCTATTCCTTTGATCTTATACTTTGGTTTATCGATAAACCAAGTTCCTTCTTTGTATATTTGTGCCATGACATATTTCTTTTTCTCTACCAGGATCGAAACAGGAGCAAGACATTCATGTTCCATTTTAATACAGGTTTTGATGTTGTTAAAATTCTTTCCCATTATGATAAAAAATTCATCTATCTTTGGTTGAATCATTTTATCTTGATACATCAAAAGAAACTTAGCAACAGTTTCGTTGTCTGGAGGATTGTCTCCGAATCTCAATTTAACAATCTTCTCTAATGAAAAGAAAATAGAATCTGTATCTGAATATTTCCAATCGATGTTATCAACTTTGGTTGCTAGATATTGTGCAACTCCTCTAGCACAAAGTTGTCCTTGCCATGTAACAGCAGAAGCAATTCGTGGATCATAATATCTAAAATAATTCGATCCCATACAACCATATACAGAGTTAATACAGATTTTTAATACATATGATCTAGCTTCTAGCTGTTCCTTTTCAGCTTTTGTTTTAGCATTCTTAATCATACCTTTTATTGCCATACGTTCATTGAAAATCTTCTCAACAAGTTCAGGAATGAATCCTTGTTTATCTCTTCTGAAAAATTCTCCGTTGCAAGTAAAGGCTAAGTTATGTTCTTCTAAAACAGAAGCCATATCTGAAAGTGCTTCTATATCTAAACACTTTTCTATTCCAGTATACTTGTTTCTAATGGCTACTAATTCTGGAGACGCATAGATTTCTGCTTCAGATATAATAGTTTCAGGGCTAAGATTGTTTTGAATCATTTGCTCTGGATATGAAGACACAACATCGAATACTGTAAGCCAAAAATTTCTTCCTCTATCTGGTTCTTTAACATAACCTCCAAGATATTCGACAGCATCTTTTGCTATAAGAGGAGAACAAAGAATGTTATTGTGATAGTGAGTATTGTATAACAAAGCATCCCACGGACGAACTGTTCCAAAGATATCTTCATGACCACACTTCATCATATAACAATAGCCAAGAGCTATGTCAATGAACTTTAGTTTATCATCCAGGAGTTTTATAAGTGTAGTATCTTTTATGTTATAAGAGATATACATTTGATGGTTCTGCTTATACAAAGTTGGCAGATCGCCGTACTCTTCTTTGTATTCTAATTTCTCTTCTCCTAGTTCATTGTAAGCAGTGAAGTCTAGTGTATAGTTTTCTTTTTGATCAGCAGTAAATTTCTGATACAGATCAAGATAATCCCATTGAACAATACCTTGTATACGATATACTTCTACCTTTCTTTTGTTAACTGTTCTAGTTCCTTTAAATATCTTCTTGTCTGGAGAGAATTCTTTTGCTTTGTTCTCTCCATACTTAAGATGTTTTGTTTTCATTGCTTCACGTTTATCTAAAGGTAAATCTTTATATGCTTCATTCAATTCAAAGTTTCTTAATCCCCACAGATATTCAACTCGATCAATGAGGTATGGAATATCGAAAGGAAGATACCATCCTGTTAAGATATCTATGTTCTGTCTGGTAAAGAAATCCATTACAGCACAGAGAAGTTTCTTTTCATCTTTGCATTCCAGGTAATGAATGTTAGTTGCTTCTGGAGTATATGGTTTCAATCCGAAGGTATAATAGATATCTTTATTCAGGTTATGAAATGTAACAGCACTTACAAAATCGTTTGGATGTGTAGCAACCGGAAATCCTTGCTCACCATTAGCTTCTATATCTATTGAATAGATGTTCAGTTTAGATTTATCGTAGACAATATCACCATGATATTGTTCAGAAAGATAGGCGAGAGTGTTGCTTATATCTCCATAGATTTCTAGATATTTGTTTTCTTTTTCCCATGTATTGCATTCATCGACAGATTCAAATCGTTTAACAGAAAGATAATGTCCATAGATATCTTTCCATTTGGTTTGTTGATCGGTTCTCCAACCTCTGATTGGTTGATACTCGACCAATTCTTCATATCGTTTACCATCTTCAATATACATATGTTTTATGACATTACGATTATATTGATAAATATTTGTATAAAATTTCATTTGACACCTTCTTTTAATATGTTATAAATATGTTTATGAAAACCAAACCATATCATATTGTATATCTTATTCGTAATTTAGTCAATTATAAAATTTATGTTGGTGTACATTCAACACAAAATTTATATGATGGATATCTTGGTTCTGGAAAAATGTTAAAACTAGATATACTAAAATATGGAAAAGAAAATTTTGAACGAACTATTCTTCATTATTGTTATAATGAACAACAAATGTATGAAGTAGAATCTAAAATAGTAGATAAATCTTTTGTGTCTAGAAAAGACACATACAATATAACTATTGGTGGTCACGGAGGAGATGTTTATAATTGTACTGGAAAAACTTATGAAGAATTACATGGTATAGAAAAAGCAAAAGAACTAAAATCATTACGATCAAAATTTTTTAAAGGAAGTAAAAGATCAAAAGAAACTTGTAAAATATTATCAGAAAAAAGACGACAAAGAATAACTAAAGATTCGACTAGATTACTTATGTCAACAAAAAGACAAGGTAAAAATAATAACAGAGCAAAAACTTATGTATTTATTTCTCCTATTAACGAAATTATTTTTGTTAAAGGAACTTTTCGTCAATTTTGTAAAAATATGAACACAAATTATTCTACATTTCATAAATTTATTAATACAAAATTAACTTTAGATACTTTATGTAAATGTAGTTTTAATAAATATCCACTTACCAATTATTTAGATTGGGAATGTAGAACATTAGAATATCATATATCTGTTAGTTCTTAATCTTTCGGTTCGTCTTTAGAAACTCTCTGAAAATCTCCAAGGATCGCTTCTTCGATCAGACCTTGATAGATATAATCCATCTCTACTCCAAAATAATCTTCTCCGAATCCTGCTCCTCTTAAAGCATTTCTGACTGCCATTCCACCATAAAAATGCCAACCAGTTTCTATTTCTAAACTCCACTTCTCTTTATAGAATTCCATGCATCCTTTAAAATCATTTTTATCTATATCATCGAATAAAGTTCTTAGAAAATCAATGGCTGGTTGTCTTTTTTTATGAGGCATATCATTCACAATTTTGTATTGTTCTTTCCAATGTTGATGCATTTCATCTATCATTTCTGGATCGCCTGTAATTGTAATTTCCATTTCTTTCCTCCTATTCTAGTATATTTTCAAATCTATATGTACATATAGAAAATGATTTCATGACAACTATTTCACACCCTTCTCTTGCTGCTATTTTTTCTCCTATTGTTTCTGCTTCAGCAACTGAACTATAAAATCCGTGTTCGAATGTTGTTACTGATTCAACTTCTCCTTTTACGTCTCGTTTAACTTTTACTAAAGTACAGAATGGTTTCATTTTATTTCTCCTCATAATTTTTAACAATTCCCCAACAAGGAACGCCTGATTCTTTGTTCTTACTTGAACTAGTATTATATACTACAAATCCTACTGGAGTGCAATCTATTTTTTTCAATCCATCCAATACTCTACGAAAGGTATTGCCAGTGCATATTAAATCATCGATAATAATACATCGTTGATTGTGTAATCCTTCTACTTCATAACTTGATATTCTTAGTTCGGATGGTTTACGAACTAATACTATATTCTTTTTCAGTTTATCAGCAACAATTGGACTAATCATTGCCATACTATAACCACTTATAGCTATAGCATCAAACTCTTTCTTTCTAGGTTTCAAAATTTTGATCAAGGTCTTTACAATCTCTGTTCTGGTTTTTGTAGTAAACAATTCTGCTTCATGAGAGCACACAGTAATTTTTGCTTGTTGTGGTTTCATTTACCTCTCCAATTTTTGAATCTACTATAGCACAAACAGGATACTATGTCAAGTAAAAAATAGACCACAATATTGCCTGTAAAATTATCAATAAATTAATCCTTTATTTTTATAAAAGTATAAATAGAATTGAAGGATTATTTATGTCTGAAAAATTGACTATAGAAAATTTTATACAAAGAGCAAATATAAAGCATAATTATAAATATGATTATAGTTTTGTAAAATATTATAATGGAAGAACCAAAGTAAAAATATTATGCCCTGTTCATGGTATATTTGAACAATGTCCTGAAACTCATTTAGATATTCGTTCGATAAATGGATGTAAATTATGTGGGAATGATATTACTAAACATAAACGATCCAGTAATTTAGATAAATTTATTTTAAAAGCAAACAATATTCATAATAATTTTTATAACTATTTCAAATCAAAGTATATTAATGCTAGAACTAAACTTATAATAACATGTCCCATTCATGGCGAATTCTATCAAGAACCGTTTGTTCATTTAAGAGGAAGTGGATGTAATAAATGTGGTAATGAAATCATAAGAACAAAATCTTTTTCTTCTGTTGAAGTTTTTATAGAAAAAGCAAATATAATTCATGAATTTAAATTTGATTATTCTAGATCATTTTATATAACTGCTAAAACTAAACTGATTATTATATGCCCTATACATGGAGAATTTCAACAAAAACCTGATACTCATTTGGCTGGATTTGGATGTAGGAAATGTAAATCTTCTTCTGGACAAACTGCTATAAGAAAAATTTTACAAAAACATAACATAAAATTTGAAGAAGAATTTAAATTTGATGGATGTAAATATAAACGTCCTTTACCATTCGATTTTTATTTACCAAAATATAATTTATGTATAGAATTTGATGGTAAAGGACACTTTGAACCTGTTAAATATTCTAATTCTATCACAAACGAACAATCATATTATAATATGTTAAAAGTTCAACAGCGTGATATGATAAAGAATACTTTTTGTTCTAAAAACAAAATTCGTCTTATTAGGATTAAGTATAATGAATTTTCTGTAAAAAATTTCGAAACCATTTTAAATCAATATAACTTGTTATTTGTTGATTAACTCTCCAACTAAACAATCTACTAATTGATCCTCTTCATTTACCGTCTCCAGCCATTCTGGTTGATTCTTAAGGAATTCATCATACTGTTTCAGAGCACCATTGAGAGGTTTCTTCTTTACCTCATGCTCTTCACAAAACAATTCCTTTGCTTCTTTGATTTCCTTGTTGATTTCTTTTACCTGACTTTTCAGTGATCTGATGTTAGTTGCCAATGCTACCAATTCATCTTGAGTATACGCCATTCTGTGTTCTCCCTATGTGTTTTATTTACTATAATTTTTATAAGCCATATTTTTTTCATCAGGTTCACCATCACCGCCCTTACCACATTTGGGACATGAACGTTCACCTGCATATCCTACAACGCCTTTTTCATTATTAGCACCACAAAAGCAACATTGCCGTTTAAAATCAAAGCTCGTTGTAAGTTCCATTAGTTTTCATCTATGTCTAAAACATTATCTTCTGTGATATCCATAAGATCATAGGTCAAGTTTTCATGGTTGTACAGATAGATATTAGATATCATTTGCTTTCCCTGGAACGAAAGTCTGTTCATGCAACGTGTCAGAAATCTTACGAACTGATGCTCAACGCTTTTTGGAATGTACAAAGGCTTTTTGAAACATTGCTCTGCTCTGCCATAAGCAATCTCCAGACCTCTTTCCTTGTTGTAAGGATGTTCATCGAACGGATAATACTTTGCAAGTCCGATATGAACCTTTTCGTTTTCGGTATATGCCAGCATATAACCTACAGTGTCACCTTTTGCATTCTTAATCTTTTGTCGGATTTCGTTTTCTCTCATTTTTTTTCCTTTCGTTGTGTTTTGAAATTACAATACATATTAGAAATATGATTGCTAATGCTGAATAATTTACTTTAATAGTTGTTATCCAAAAATTCATCATTATGCTTACAGTAGCATGTTTAGATTTGAATGTCAAATCTTTTTGTGTTGAAAACATATTTAGCTAGGATTAAGTTCTTTGCTTTGATATGACTTCCTTCATAAAAGACTTCTGGATCAGATAACGTAGCTGGTAAAAAGTTGTTTATAAACTTCTGACCGAATCTTTGTCCTTCAGGATTAGCAAAGTATTCCTTCTCGAACTTAATAAAATCTAGATATGGTACAGTCAGATCAAACATGTTTCTCCGGTATCTTATTGAATGATATACAAATGCATCGTCTGCATTCTACATATGAATCATCTTCAACAAAAGTAAATGCCGGAATATTAAGTTGAGGATGGTTTATAATTCCTTTCACGGTGTTAATCATCAGTCCTGACTTGAATGGTTTGATGTTAGCTGATTTGCCTTTAGCTTTTTTAACAGCATGACAGATAAAGGATTCATATTCTATGACTGCTTCATATTCTATCACCAGTATTCCTCCTCATTCTTTCCCCATTGAGCTATTGCTTGTCTACGCAATTCATGTTCTTTGTTCTTCGGACTTACAAAGAAACATGCTGAAATTCCACACCACAGAAACGCAAAGAACACCAAAATTCCGCTAGGTCTGTTCAAAAATAAACCTAGTACAATCCCTGATAGAAATAACACTAAGCCTATCTTAAGACAGAAGTTCCATCGCTTATGCCACTTCTTCATAAGGTCTTCTGCTGCATCATATAGTTCGTATGAATTCATTTTGGTTTCCTTATAGTTTTCTGGATTGGTTATTCCTGCTGCTTTTAATCTTTCGACAGCATCTACATCGAATCCTTTAGCTTTATCAGCAATACAACTTCCTAATTCTTTTAATACTTCAGGAGATTGAGACAGAAAATAATCTACTCCTCTGACTTCTAATCCTTCCAGTAAAGCAATCAGTTTTTGTTTGTATGACTTCAATGTATCCTCCGGTTTAATGGTTAGCAGTATCAAACGTATATGTTATCTTACCATATCCATAAGGAGCACGATTGTAATATCCAGTACCCATTTCAAACTGTGTCGATGAAACTCCGTTGTATTGGAGTCCTACCCTGTAATTGTTCGGACTTCCAGTAAATTCATCATACTGCTTGCCGAATTCAGAAGTACTATGTACTCTGAAATCCTTGAGGAACACCTGACCTACATCGATATTAATGTCAGGTGCAACATGAGTACGACTAACATCACCTTCAATCGAAACAGAACCGTCTATGGCTAATGCTGACGATGCTGCTAACAATAACATAGAAATCAACAAAGCTATTCTTTTCATTCAGTCCTCTTTCTATATACATATTTTACTACGTTGTTCATTCCTTTCTTTCTATATACAAATTCTACTCCTCTGTTCATTCCTTCAATAACAACTCCTAATGTACATTCAGTTGCTATCTGAACTTCTCCAGTTTCCTCACTATATAGTTCGTCTCCGAGTTTTGGAAAGTGACATTTCTTTTCGTTGTCCTTAGTATATTCAGAATTGCCATACAGGAACATTTGAGCATCATATATCGTATCAGCATATCCTAATACTCGATAAGCAATAGTTCCATCATGAACAGTACATTTTTCAAGTTCAGTTTCTGTAGGAGTGTTCATTGTGAAAAATGAATTTCCTGCTTCTATTCCTTGAAGGATTATAAATTCACATTTGTTATCTGGATTTTTGGTAAACAATGTAACCTCCGTGTTTAATTTTTAGTGGGAGAGGACAGTTATCAATGGGCGTTTATTCCCTCCTCCGTTACTCTCTAACCCTACCACCATCAGGAGCTTTGTCGCTACACCTGTTTTTTAGGATCACCACAATCCCTTGGCTTTATCGGGTGTCGTCCCGACTAGCTCGTTGGTATTCGAGCACCGCTTTTTAGATAGTACCTCTGGTCATTTGGGTTGCGACTTCAAGTGCTCTCTGATTCAGATCAGCATTTGCACCATTCCAGAGAGAATAAAGCCGTGTGTCTGCACTCCGACCAGCTTCATAGTTGAGGTATTCGTTCACGGCATTGAATGCTTTGAACATGGTATTCGGAGTCTTATCAGCACCACGACCATTCTCGAAGAGATACTGAATCTTCTCCAGCTTGGTTTCGTTCATCTCTTCGTCTTCATTCGTCTCATCCTTCTGGAAAACGATCTTGACGAATTTATCAAGAGACTTCCGATCAACAGATTTGGATGCCAGGAACTTGTACTGCTCTGTGGTAGCGATGAATTCCTGGGTGGACACGTTCATGATTTCCAGCACTTTCTCCATGCTGATCTGAACATTCTTGGTGTGCTTGAACTTGAGCATCTTGGAAGCTCTCAGTGCCGGAAGCTGGTTGTTGCAGAAGATTCTGCGGGGGAAGTAACCACCGAGAACACTGGTAACACCAGTATGAGAATTGAGCAGGGTGATATAGGATTCGACTGCATCCCCTTTGGTAATCTCGATAGGATCGACACAGACCTTTGCCTGAATGAAAGTGATTGCTCCACTACGAAGCACACCTACGTTGTCGATATAGGCAACCTTCTGGTCAACAAAATCCTGGAACCATGAAAACGCTTCGTGGTTCTGGAGGACGGTGTAACGATCCCCGACAGTACCGAGAACGGTTTCGGTATCCATACGGACAGTAGCTTTGCACTTCGGAACCTTCGTTCCATTGGCAAGAAAAACATCCTGTACTCGGACTTCAAAATTAAGTCCTGACTGTTCCATTACCTTGTCTACGGAAAGAAACGGATCATCAATTCCGAAACACTCTGCGCCCCAAAGTTTCTGTACAAATGCCATGATGTTCTCCCTTTTTATCTTAGATTTAGTTGCTTTGTACAAACACTATAGCACAATTTAAAATGATTGTCAACAAAAAAGTATAAATAGAAATGAACAAGTAATCTGGATGTTATCAGCATACCAGAAACAGGAAGGGGAATTCCCTGCTGTCCTTGTCTATCTTATTTATCAAAGGGGAATATCATGTATTATCTCGTTTATCTTATTCGTAATTTAGTCAATAACAAAATATATGTCGGTGTTCATTCTGCCTGGAATCTTGATGATGGATATTTAGGTTCTGGACAAAATATCAAAAGAGCTATTAAGAAATATGGTAAAGAAAACTTCGAACGAACCATACTTCATTATTGTTATGATGAAATACAAATGTATGAATGGGAAAAACAGATTGTTGATAAAAATTTTATTATGCACGACAATACATATAATCTCTGTGTAGGTGGATATAAACCTCCTTCTAGAAAAAATTCAATTGCTTCTAGAGAAACTAAGATAAAAATGTCCGAAGCTTCAAAAGGGAAACCTTCTAATTTTAAAAATCATTTTCATACTAATAAAACCAAAACCCAAATGTCCAATGTCAAAATCGGAAAATCATCAAACCATAAAGATAGTTTACATTCTGGTGAAACCAAAATCCAAATGTCTATAGCTCATTTAAATCTACCAATTATAACATGTTCTTATTGTAATAAAACTGGTAAAGGTGGTGCTATGTATAGATGGCATTTTAAAAAATGCAAGCTTTATTTTTATCCAAAGTAATATACAACCAACCATATAATACTGATAGCAGCAACAGCAGGATTGTATTTCAATTTAAAAGTCTTGTGGTATCCTTTCATTTCGTCCATAAGTCTTTCCAGTTTACCTCTATTGGTTTGGTTGTATTGATAATCAAATATAATAAGAAAAATAGTTTTTATGCTGCAAAAGATTGATCCTATCCATGCTGCCAGTGTTATAAAATATAAAATCTTATCCATGATTGTTTATCTCCTCTATCTTTTTATTATACCAAGCTGTAAAGTCTTGGTGTTTGCCGATATCAAATTTCATTACTTCGTACAAATGAATCAACAGAGTCACAGGCATTTGAATTGTAGTACCTTCCAGGTCCACATACTCGATGAAGTTTCCGTATGGAGATATACTTTTACTATCTGATAAGGTGATCTTGTTGTAGAATGTTTTGATATTAGTCTCCTTTAATAGTTGAATTATTCTGGTTGAATAATTTTATAGCCTTTGTTATTCCAATAAGCTTTTGATATACGTTCGTATGCTTCTATACCCCAAATGCCCAATGATGCATTCAATGCCCATATAATAATCCTTATATTGTCTTTAGTGTATCCTTTTGAACTATCAATACGATCTATAGAAGGACTTATAGGACTTTTACCTTTTGTTGCTTGTTGAAATTTTATTCCCGTCAATTCACAATATCCAGTATATCTTTCTTGTAACCATTCTATAGTTAGATCAAATGATAGATTTTTCTTTATTGCTCTATGCTTTGCTTGATAAAATAAACTAC